CTTCGCGGTTCTCGTAAAGGTGCGCGATCATCAGCTTGATCGCCGCCTTGATCGCTGGCGGCACATCCGTCGGCGCACCGTAGCCTGCGACGTAGCGGATGCGGACGTCGTTGATGTGACCTCGAGAGCTCGGCCAGGTCTGGTTATAGGCTTGGAAGATCTTGCCAGGTTGCGCGAACGGACCCGCGTCGTTGACGACCTGGTAGGTGTTCGCTGCGAGCGTCTGCGTGTTTCCCTGGACGTCGATGTAGATGATCGAGGTCACGCTCACGAGCGGCGCTTTTGGGATTTGAAAGTAGAGCGGGAACTGGTCGACCTGGAGCTCCCAGGTCGTATTCACGAACGAGCGCCCGGTGTAGGCCTCGGCGTATTCGCGCGCGGCCTTCGTGAGTGCGAAGAGAATTTCGTCGTCCTGGTTGCCGTCGATGCGGCAATGTGAGCGCGCCTCTTCGACCGTTACCGGCTCACCCGTCGGAGCCGTGATCAGGGTGTGGTTCATAGTTGTCGCACCTGTACCAGGACCGAGCGGTCTTCAATGCGTCCGCCTGGAGTCGTCACGCGGTTCGTGATGAGGTAGTCCGCTCCGGCGACTCCCCCCGAGAGGAACGCGCGCGTCACGCTGGACGTTACGCCCTCGGAGACGATCGTCAGCGCTGCGGGAACTTCCCAGGCGGAGGTCGTGACCGTGTCCCCGTTGAGCCAGGGATTCCAGTCGACCTCGAAGTCGATCGTCGAGTTCGGATCTTTCGTGAATGCCGCGATGATCGTCATGCAGCGATTCTCCTGTTGTTTCGTGAGACCTTGATCGTGCGGCCTTCCGCCTCGACCTCGATCGAACTGTCAGCGCCGACCTTGAGCGTCGAGCGCTGCGGAATAATTTCGCGGCGATCCTGGAACGGAACCTTGAGCTCGCGCGAGTCCGGCGTGAAGGTGCGATTGCGTATCCGTCCGCTGACGGTCGCATCGCCCTCTGCGTTGCCGTCGACAGAGCCGCGCCCGCGCGCTTGCCCCTCCAGCTCGGCCGTGCCGTACACCAGGCCCAGGATCGGCCCGCGTCCGTAGAGCGTGACAATCGAGCTCGCCTCGCCCGCCGCGTCGCCGACCTGGCGACCGTAGGCGAGGATCGAAGCGCTCGCGCTTGAGGTGCCGCTATCGTTGCCGTCGACCGCGCCGCGCCCGTAGGCCGGGACATCCGAGACGGTGCTGTCGCCGAAGGCGGCGCCCTGGACGGTCGAGCGACCGTCGAGGGAGGCCGCGACCGTGGCGTCGCCCGCGATCGAGCCGGAGCCCATCGCGAAGGCGCGCGCCTCGGCGCTGACTGTCGCGTCGCCTGCAATCGAGCCATCCGCCGGAGCGAATGCCAGGATGACCGCGCTCGAACTCGAGGAGCCGATCGCCGCGCCAGGTGCGGAGATCTTCCGCTGCCCGGAGCCCTCAACCGTCGCCAGGCCTTCGGCGGAGCCGGAGCCCTGGGCGGTTGCCAGGATGTCGCCGGACACCGAGCTCGAGGAGCTCGAAGCACCCTCGGCCGTAGCGGTCGCCAGGATGTCGCCGCTCGCCGCCGCAGAGCCCGCAGAGGCGGCATCTGCCAGACCGTAGGCGAGAACATCCCCCGCGATCGTGCTCGCCCCCTGCGCCGCCCCATTAGCCGGGAAGACGCCCTGGATTGAGCCGTCGACCGTCGAGGTGCCGGACGTTTCGCCGCGGCTCGAGAACCTGGCGGTCCCGGAGCCGGTGACCGTCGCCGAGCCCTCGGCCTGGCCGGATGCCTGGCCGGTTGCGAACGCATCGCCCGAGACGGACGCGCTGCCCGAGCTCGAGGCGTCGAGTCCGGTGCGCGCCTGGACATCGGCCGCGGCCGTAGCCGTCCCCGCAGCAGCGCCCTCGCCTTCGATACGCCCGGAGCCGTCGGCAGTTACCGTGGAGCTCGAGCTCGAGGAGGCAGAGATCGGCCCCGACGCAATGACCGCGCCGTCGACCGTTGCAGATCCCGTCGAGCTTGCGCTCGAGGAGCCCTGCGCGCTGATCGAGGCGGAGGTCGCGCCGGTTCCATCAGCGGAGCCGGTCGCCCTGGCGAATGCTCGAGAGGTTGCCGACGTTGTCGACGAACCCGCGGAGCTTGCGATCGGACGACCGATCGCGTCGATGTCACCCTGGACGGTTGCCGTTCCGACACTCGCGCCAGGCGAGTAAATCTTCGGACGAAGCGTGCCGGTGACAGTCGCCGACCCTGCGGCCGTGCCGTACAGCGTATCGCCGACGGCATAGCCGAAGAGCCAGTAGTCGCTCTGGACGTATAGGCCGCTCATCTAACCTCCGAGCCGGTCTCGAAGTCGGACGCGGCCTGTTTCATCAAGGAGCCGGATCAGCTCCTTCTGCCTTCGGTGCGAGCTGCGGTTGCGCCTGGCGTTGCAGCTTGTCGATGAGTCCGGCGACGACCTCGAAGGGTTGCTTCGCGAGCGATGCCAGGACGACGTTCGCCTCTTCGGCGGTGAGTTCAAACTTCAAGACGTTGTTCACAAGATCTCCGAGTTGTGACTTTTCAAAAACATCACGGCGCGCTGTCGACCTCAAACTCGATCGTCGCGGTATCGAGTACAGACCCGCTCGATGCGAGCCGAATCTCTATCGCTAACGATCGGACGACGAAGTTGTTCGTCACGGTCAATGTCCAGTCGCGAGTCGTCGAGAGGTTGATCCAAGATCCAGTCGTTCCGCCGACCGATCCGCCCGAACCCGACCACGTTGCATAAACCTCGAACAGCGACGCCGACCCCGAGACGAGCCACTCTCCGTTAATTGAAACGAGAGTCCCGTTTATGTTGGTGCGATACGCGCCGCCGTTACTGTTCAGACGATAAGTCGCTGTCGCCGTTCCACCGCTTCCAGCCGCGGATAGGTTTTGCGCGCTCTGGTTTGAGATCGCGACGCTAGCGTTCGACTTCCCGTAGAAGTTCGAGAGCGAGATCGCGCCGCTTGCGACTCCGGCCAGCGTTCGCAGCGCCGACTCGTTAAGACTGGAGGTCGCCGTCGCCGATCGTCCGAGCTCGAGGTTGATCGAGCGATCGGTCGTCGATCCGCCGATCGAGATCTCCCCGGAAGAGACGAGAGGCATTAGGCCGCGACGTCAGCCGGTGCTGCGGGAGCTTCTGGAGCCGGAGCCCAGGGGAGAGGCTTCTGCTCGAGCGCGGCCTTTTCGACTTCCTTCGCGACGACGTAGGCGATGTGCGCTTTGTACGGGGAGAGCTGATCCTCCTGGACCCACACCCAGGCCTCAACCTCTGCGGGAGTGAGCTGCGAGAAGTCGACAAAATTCTCGGGAGCCGGATCGCCGACGTTGACCGAGATCGGGAGCTCGAAGCTGCACCCGCTGTCGGTGCCCTTGAGCGTAACGTCGACCTCCTTCACTACGTTTTGCAATTCGCCGACGTTATGAACTCGGACCGCGTTGATCTTTAGCGTGTATTCGATAGCCATTCTGAATGCTCCTAGTGAATCCGAGCCTCGAGCTCGGTGACTTTATGCTTGAGCGCTACGAGCTCCTTCGCGAGCTCGACCGCAGAGACCATCGCGGCGTTGCCGTATGCGACCGACAGATCGCCATCGTCTGACTCAATGACCGACTCGGGCAAGACCTGTCGAAGCGACTGCGCCGAGACGCCCGCCTGGGTGATTTCGATGTCGGTGCGGTCGTAGATTCCCGACTTGACGCTTGCGAGCTTGACGACAAAACCGTCGTCCAGCGTTCGCCAGTTAGCCTTTACTCGCTCGTCCGAGTAGGCGGTGACGTTGCCCGATGCAGTCATGCTGCCGTTGACTTGCCAGTTGTTCGTCCCGAGCGGAACGTATGCGGCCCACGCGCCGCCGTTTGTCAGGAAGCCGATTCCGGCAGAGTCGTTATAAACATACCCGCGGATAGAGCCGCCCTGCTGCCCAATAATTAACGACGAGGCGTTGCTGTAGATCGTCCCTGTCATTGTTCCGCCAGAAAGCGGGAGCGCGTAGCTGCTGTAGTTGTCACTCGCTAAAAGCGTTTTCCAAGACGTCCAGGAATTACCCGACGAAACGTCGTAGTTACCGAATCGAACCTGAAGACCTGTCCCGCCATATGTCGGGCTGTATGGAACATAAAGCTGAAGCGCGCCACCGCCTCCGCTGTATGTATTCATCGTCATCACAGAGCCGTAACTCGGCCAGCCGCCATACACAAATGAACATTGAATTCCTTGGTTGTACCCTGTCGGAAGTGTTGACGCGCTCCAGACGTAGAGTCCGAGTGCAGAAAGGAGTGGCGCCGATCCCGAAGCTCCTGTGACGTTGATTCCCCACGTTCCGCTCGCGCCGCCTCCGGTTAAAGTTGGCGAGTAGCTTGTGTAGTTACCGCTGTGCAGAAATTGGCTATATGCACCGCCGTTATAGAAAACTGGGTTGTGTTCGTATACCCAAGCCCAGCTTCCGCTGCCGTTGTGCAAGAAAATCTTGCTTGATACACCGGCATCGCTTCTCGTGAGTCCGAAGCCCCACGGGCTGCTGCTACTGGTCGTAAGGTTTAGCGGCTGCGATCCGCCGCCGTTGATGTTTAATGTGCCGGTGATTGTGCCGCCGCTTAACGGGAGAGCGTAGCTGCTGTAATTTCCAGCGTGAAGAACGACGTTGCTGTTCACATACGCCGCCGATGTGTCTACCTCGAAGCGCAAACCATTTGTGCCAGTTCTATTGTAAATTGCCCACCGATTACCGCTTGTCGCTCCCATCGACCAAGTTCCTGCGGTCGATATTAAATCTACCCATGTATTCGGATTTGGTGATTGGAAATAGGCGACTTGATTCGCGTTGGTGTTGACAGTAAAAGTGCCAGTCAACGTCCCGCCGCTTAATGGAAGCGCGTAGCCGCTGTAGTTTCCTGCGTGTAAAACGGTGCTTCCGTCGTACTGTAAGACGTTCGAGGTTACTTGCAGCGAGTGATAGCTATCGCCATCCCACCAGTTTTCCTTATACGCGCCATATCCGTGCGTCGGGTGGAATGTGTACTTGTGCGGCACCGCCTGGTTGCCATCAGCGCGAGCGTCCCAGTTTGTATACGCCGTGTTATCCGAACGATAAAGATATATGCCAGCTCCCGCTTTAACGGAGACATATTGCGTGTTCAGCGATCCGGTTAACGTGCCACCGCTTAACGGCAGATAGCTCGACAGGGCAGAGCTTGTGATGTACCCGTTGGGATTGGTCGAGTTGTAAGGCGTATATCCGAGGGCGGTTGTCACCTGTCCGCTGGTGATACTGCTGACAGACCCGGACGCATCTGCGTAAGCAACCTCGACTGCATCAGGTGTTGCTGGCGAAACCTTAAAACGCCAGCGATTAGCCGTCGAGTTGTACGTTAAATAGCCGTAGTAAGGTGCGCCAGAGTCGTAGTTATAAGTGCCATCTGTCGAATAAAGCCTAGGCGACCCTTGATTCGCAAAGCCGGTAATCCGAATGCCCCACGTTCCGCTCGCGCCGCCGCCAGTTTTTGTAGGAGCGAATTCGTTGTAGTTGCTGGAATTAAGAAAACGAACCCAGCTTGCCCATGTGCCGACATATCGACCGCGCATCCAAAGCTCATTTGCTGGCGTGCCGTATGCGACCGCTATCTGCGTGACGTTGCCCGTTCCGTCTTTGCTGCCGTACTCAAAATTAACCGGATGATAGTAGTTCCCGCCACCGGGTCCGTTTGTGGCAGTACCCAGTAACAATGTCCCGTATGCGCCAGGCTTTGTATTGCTGACATCGTTCCAGTCGAGCGTTCCGCTGGTTGTTGACGAACCGAAAAACGCGCTGACGTTGGCTGCTGTCTGATAGCCGCTCGGGTTGCTGCTGTTGTACGGCGTATATCCGAGCGCGGTCGTGACCTGGCTCGAGGTGATCGTGCCGGTGTAGGTCGGCAGATCGCCGGACGCGAGCGAGGCGCCAGTTGTGACGCGACCCTTCGCGTCGACCGTGACCTTCGTGTAGGTGCCTGCGGAGACGCCAGAGTTCGCAAGGGTGAGCGCGATCGAGGTCGCGCCGGAGCCGCTTGCATCGCCAGAGACCGTGATCGTCTGGTTGCCGGAGATATATCCCGAAGGGTTCGTCGCGTTGTACGGCGTGAACCCGAGCGCGGTCGTGACGTTGCTCGAGGTAATCTCGCCGCGGATCGTCGCGGAGCTCTTGTTCTCGACGTTACCCAGGCCGACGTCGCTCGAGGTGAGCGTGACCGCGCCCGTGCGACCGGCGACCGAGGTGACCGCGTCAGAGAAAGACATCACGCCCGTCGAGCTGTTGTAGCTTAACGACCCCGACGCGGATACGGAGGAGCGAGCTCGAGCCTGGGTGAAGTAGAGATTTGTCGACCCTTCCGCGAGCGAGTCGGTCGAGCCCGGCGAGGCGCTGATCTCGATGTAGGTCGAGCCAGTCCATCGGTAGGTTTTATTCGTGTCGATCGTGACGTAGATCTTGCCCGTCTCGCCCGTACCAGGGAGCGACGCAAAGTTCGCGACCTCGACAACATCGTCCACATAGGACGGAAGCTGCGCGGACGGAACCTTCCCGGCGGCATCGAGGGAGGCGTAGCCATTGGCGACGCCCTTGTTCGATGCGACCTCCTTCTGCCCGAGCTCGGTATTGAGGCCGGTGAAGTTGGCGTCGACTTCCTGGTGAGTAAGAGCGGCGCCCTTACCCGCGCGAGTGACGATCGTTGCCACGTTCGATTATTCCTCGGAGATCGTGAGGGTGCTCGAGGCGAATTCCGGGATGATCAAGTTCGACACGGCGAGCGACGCGGTGAGCGCGCCCTTGTAGAGAATCTTCCCTGCGCCGCTCGAGGCCGTACCGACCGCGAAGTGGGAGATCGTGTTCGAGCCCCCGGTGCATTGTGGGAAGGTGATCGCTGCGGCGTTCGTGACGGAGTTGTTCGTCACGGTCCAGCCGCCCGAGGTGCGCGCGACGGCGACTCGAGCGTAGCCGGTGTATGACGCCTCGCTCGTCGTCTGGTCGCCTGCCTCGCCAGGATCGGCGGTGTGCAGCGAGACGTAGAGGTTGGTATTCGGCGAGCTTGCCGCGTTGTCTGCCAGGTTGGCGATCGCCGTTCCCTGGAAAAACAGCTTCATCAGGTCATTCTCGAATGTATTGCCCTTGGACATTTTTTCTCTCCTGTTAGATCACGTCTCGGAGTGCTGCCCGCGGGAAGCATTCAAGCGCCGAGTCGCGTGTTGCGTTGTAAATCTCGAACTCTGGATGACGTTGCGCCGCCTCGTTAAAGGCCGACGCGAAGACCTGATACGGCGAGCCCTTATTGAGCGCGCCTGGATGATCACCGAACCAATGCCGCCTCGAGCCCGACATCTTCATGTCAAAGCCGAGAAGGACGATCGGCGCGCAGCTCGAGAGGACGGCAATGTTCAATGCCTGGAATCCCGAGTTGTCGCCGCGATGTATGCGACCAGGCTCGAGCGAGAAGCCCTGCCGGTCGACGCTCTCGATGTAATGCAGGCGCCACCGTCGAGCGGCTCCGGCGTCCTGCGTTACTCGTAATCCTTGAAAGCTCGGCGCGCCCTGGTGGAGATCCCACCATTCCGGGTCCGCGGCATAGAGCACGTCGGCCCAGGGTGCGAGCTTGTAGTTGTCGTTGACGACGATCACCGCCGCGCGATCGCGGCAGTAGTCGACGTCCTGCGCGGTAAGACTAGGCCCGCTCGCGACGACGACGCACGGTCGTCCCTTGAGTTTCGCGAAACGGTTCCGGCGCACCGCCGAGCGCCTGGTGTTCCGTTGGTCCTGGGAGCTCTGGGATCTTCCCCTCTCGAGCGGCCCATCCGTTGAGAAGCGCGACGTCAGCGAGCTCGCCCGTGAGCTCGTCGCCGACCTGGTAGTCGCGCGCGTGATATTCGCCGTCCGGGACGCCCCGGAACGGATGCTTGACGATGATCTTCATTTGGAAGACCAGAGCGGGAGGTTGCCCTCCCGCCCTGGTTGGCTCCTGGCTGATTAGGCCGCGGCGATCTTGAGAACCTTGACCGCCTGGTTGTCGGTGACCTTGCCACCGACGCGCTTGCGGAAGATCCACTTCACCTGGCCCGGCGAGGTGACCTCGTCCATCGTCACGCGAAGGCCGACCAGGTCGACAATCGTGTAACCCGCACGGAAGTCACCGAAGGCGATCGGGAACGCATTCGCGGCCACATCGGCCATGTCCTCGTTCTCGACCACCGCGTAACCGAGCAGCGTGCTCGGCATACCGGCAGCAAGGCCCGGCGACCAGAGGTAATTGCCCTCGGCATCCTTGAACTTGCGAACCGACGCGAGGACGCCCTTGTTCATCATGAACCGAGCGTTCGCGCGGTAGCCCGCCTTCAGCTTGTGGATCAAGGTGATCAAAGCGTCCGACGGGTTGGAGGCCGCGAAGTCCGAGGCACCGCCCGAGAGGACGAACTGGTGCGAACCGAACGCGAGGGTCGCGTCGTCGTTCGCGCTCTTGGTCGCAACCATCAAGCCGGTCGGCTTGTTGGTGCCGTTGCCCGAGGTGAAGGCGGTGCCTTCAGCAGCGGCAAACGCGACCGAGACCGAGTTCGTGAGCCATCCGGCGACATCAAAGAAGATGTCGTTCAGTGACTCCTCGGAGGCCTTCGGGTAAGCGTAGAGGGTGCCGAAGGTCGGAGCCACTTCGCCGAGCGACGGCGTGTTGCTCTCCGAGCGGGCGCCGTTCTCACCGGCCCACGCAGTGCCTGTGCCGAGCGTATCGACCAGGACCTTATAGTCCGGGCTCGACGCCGTCACGACCGAGGCGACCTGGCGCATCGGCGAGACGTTGGTGAGCTGCGTGATGATGGCGCGCGAAATCTCCTCCGGCACGGCGTAGCCGCCCGCAGCAGAACCGCCCGAGCCGGTCGTGTATACAGCCTTGCGCTCCGCGTCCTGGAGGGCGGCGATCGCCTTCTGGTCGCGCGGGCTGCGGATGTAGTTCACGAAGGCCGACTTGTGCTCGTCTTCCTTCTTGCCCTCGCTCGAGCCAGACACGACGAACCGCGCAGCCTTTGCTGCGGCATCTTCGGCCGACTTCTTGGCCTCGATGGCGCTGTTGAGGGCGCCGTCGATCTTCTCGAGGATCTCCTTGCGCTCGGATTCCGAGCGGCTCTTCGTGGCAGCGTCGGCAGCCTTGAAGGCTTCCCACTCGCGGCCGAGCGTCTCGATGACGCTCTTGATCTCTGTGGACATTTTCGTTTCTCCTAAAAAGAAAAAAGGCCCTTTCGGGCCCTGGGGTTTTTGCTGCGTTGCGCTTCCGGTCAGTCTCGGAGTCTTCCGAGAAGCTCCTGGAGAGCGGCGGTCACATCGTCATCGACAGTGGCGTCGGTCTCTGCGTCACGCAGATCCGAGTCACCGAAGCCATGCGCTGTGATCTGCTTGGCTTCTCGACGAGAGAATCCGGCGTCACGCAGGAACCTCTCGAAATCTTTGGGCGAGCTGATTGCGTCAGCCTTGACGCCGGTGATGCGCGCCTCGGAGTTGGCCGGGAATGTCACCGGCGAAACCTCCCAGAGCTGCACATCGGTCAACACGCGCGAGTCGTTCTCGCGGTCGACCTGGTAGGTGCGGGTCGTGTAACCGATCGACAGCCCGGTCAGCGCGCCGAGCTTGATCAGCTCTCGCGCCTCTTTGCCGCGCTGCGTCTCGGCGAGCTTCCCCTTCACAAAGAGACCGCGATCATCCTCGCGCATCTCCGTCCAGACACCGATCGGCTCGTCGGGGTTGTGCTGCCAGAGAAGCGCGGGCATCCGGCCGGAGGCCTTCGCCTCCTCGAGCGACTTCGCGAACGCGCCAGGCGCGACGATGTCGCTGTAGCTGTCGAGGTTTCCGAAGACGGAGCCGTAGCCCTCGATCACTCCGGAGTCGTCGATCGCCTTAATCTCGGCGGCGACGTTGAATCGTTTCGTGTCCATTGCGTGTCCTCATGCCGCGCCAGGAGGCGCGACGTCTGAAAGTTCGGTTGGTGCGCCTGCCGGGCGCATATTCATCGGCTCGAGGTAGATGTCGCCCTCGTCTATCGGGTTCAGATCCTCGAGGCGACGGATGTCGTTGACCGAGAGCCATCCCCAGTTGCGCCCGATCGCGTAGGCGTCGTATCGCGACTTGATGTCACCGCGCAGCAGTCCCTCGGCGGAGAGCTTCGGGAAGTAGACGTTCGGCGCCGTAATCAGATCCCGCGTGATCGACTGCTCCCATCGCGCCATCCAGGGCCCGATGCAGTGCGCCAGGAAGTCGAGCGACTGGTGCTCGATGTTCGAGAACGTCGCGCGCGAGAGATCGCCGATCATGTGCGGAGGGACACGGAACAGGCCCGCGATCTCCGAGCGTTGAAACTCGCGCGTCTGGAGGAACTGCGAGTCGTCGTTCGAGAGCGAGAGCCGCTCGATCGACATGCCCTCCTCGAGGAGCGCGGTGCGGCGGGTGTTGCCGCTGCCCGCGTAGGCCGAGTTCCAGGTGTCCTTCAGTCGCCCCGCGGCCTCGGCCGAAAGCTTCTGCGGATGCTTGAGAATCACTCCAGGCGTCGCGTCGTTCCGGTAGAACCGACCCGCATATTCCTGGGTCGCGTAAGCGACACCGATCGCATCGCGACCGGCCTCGATCACGCCCTGCGGTTGCACGCCGTCGCTTGTTCTGTATCGAAGCGTGAAGACGTCCTCGGCGAGCAAGGTGATCGTGTCGCCCTGCTCTCTGCGTAGCTCGTAGACGAGCTGCATATCCGGGAGCTGCTTGATAGTGATGCGATCCGGGTGTAGCGGAATCAGCTCGTCTACGATGTTGGAGGCGCGCGAGCGCCAGTTGATAAACGCGAACCCGGCGCCGCGAAGGAGCGCGTGTTCGGTCAGCATTTCGCGAAACTCCTGCGCGGTCTGCCAGGAGTTCGGGCGATCGTGCAGAAGGATCTGGAGAGGATGCTCGGGAGCGCGCTCGCGTCCACCATCGGCGCGGCGGCGGTACATGTTGAGCGGCATCGAGCCGATCGTCTCGGCGATCACGCGCACGCACGCATACACGGCGGCGACGCGCATCGCGGTCCGCTCGTTGACGTGCACGCCCGATGCCGAGCTTGTGCCCTCGAGGCGCATGATCAGACGGTCGAGCGCCGTCTGTCCCGCGCTCTTCCGGCGCAAGATTCGATCGATCCAAGCCACAGAGAAACCTCGCTAGAGTGTAAGGATGCCGCGCTCTTCGTAGACGCTGGGCCCGTTGACGGTCGGCGCCGCTTTAGCGGCCGCTCCGATCGCCATCGCGAGAGCGACCATGCCGTCGATGCGGCCGGTCGCCTTCGCCTTGTCGAGCTTGCGGTTGCCCGCAGCATCGCGTGTCGCGACGGCATTCGCCGCGCACCAGGTCAACACCGGGTGTCCGCCATGGAACACCCGCTCCGCCATGAGCTCACCCTCGAGCGCGTCGAGCGCCGGAGCCATGTCCCGATAACCCTGTCCGAACTCGACAAGCGGTAGCTCGCGGCCGATCCTGGAGAGTTCGGTCTTGAAGACGTCCATCCGCCACCGATCGAAGGCGATCGCAGCGACGTCACCGTCGTCGCAGAGTTGGCAGAGCTGCTCGGCGACGGTTGCGTAGTCGACGCTCGCGCCAGGCGTTGCCACCAAAAACCCGCGGTCTCTCCAGACGTCATACGGTGCGCGATCCCTCGAGGCTCGATCCGTCAGACCGAGCGCCGGTGCAAAGAAGATCGGCCGGACGTGCCAGGCGCCCGAGCTGTCTCGAGCGACGGCGACCATCGCGGTCAAGTCGTTACGCGCCGACAGATCGAGCCCGACGTAGATCGGGTTCTCGTAGAACGCCGCGTCGTCCGGCTCGCGACTGTTGCGGAGCCAGATCGCCCGAGGGACGAACGGCGCCGTCTGGTCGACGCGCTGATTCAACACGAGGTTCCGATACGAGCTTTCGCGAGACGGCATTCGCTTCGCCGCCGCCGCTTGCTCGCGCACCTCGGTCGGATTCAAGAAGTCGCCGAACGCGGGATTTGCCGCCCGCATCGCATCCTCGGAGAACGGGTCCATCGACTCGTCCGCCGAGAACATGAAGAGCTTCGTCTTCGGATCGGCGCCGGTTTTCGCGTCGTCGATCAGCACCGAGAGCAGATCCGCATCCGTCGGCGCCTGGGTCGAGATCACAATCGAGAGCGGCTCTGCCTGGGCGCCGCTTGCGGTCTCGAGCGCCTCGTAGAGTTCGCTGCGCGGCCCCTTCACCTGGCCGAGCTCGTCGTGCACGGTGAACACCGGCGACAGACCGTAGGCCGTCGAGGCTTCTGCCGAAAGCGCCCGGTATAGTGTCCCGAGCTCCTGGCAGTAGAGCTGCTTCGCCGTGTCCCTCACCGCGACAACCGCGTTCAGATCCGGCGACATGCGGACAATCTTCGCGGCAAGCGAGAACAAGATCGCCGCCTGGTCGCGCGACTGCGCCGCCGAGAAGAGCTGCGAGTTCGCTCGAGCTTCCGGGCCGCAGAGGTGCAGCAGTAGCAGGAACGCCGAGATCGAGGTCTTGCCGTTCTTGCGGCCGAAGCTGACGATCGCTCGTCGCGTCGGCGAGTCGTAGATGCCGCGGATGATGTCGCGCTGCCAGTCGCGCAGCTTGACGGGCTGACCTACCAGGGCGCCTTCCGGCACCCGGCACGCCGCCTCGATCCAGGCGACGTTGCGATCTCCTCGTGTTAGCTCCCGAACTCCCAGGGCTTCTTCGTCGCCGTCCGATCGCTTGCGGTTGCTGCCGCGCGGGCGCCGTATCTGCTCTGCTGCGTGAGCCGCATCTTCGTCGCCAGGCTTGCGAGCTGTCCGCCGATCTTCACCTGGAGGCTGATTAGTCGGTCGTAGTCGTCTAGGCATTCCGGGCCCACTTCGCGCAGCTTGGCTGCGACGCGCCTCGATTCCGACTGCACGACGCAGTACTGCTCGAGGAGGCCGAGGTTGTCGGCGCCGAACCAGTCGGCGGGCTTCGAGGAGACAATCTCGCGCCAGATGGCGCTCTGCTCGTCTGTAAGCCGGTCGGGCGGTGCGACCCTCTCCTGGGGTGCTACTCGCACGACAGAGAGGCTCTCCGCGCTCCTGCGTCCGCGCTGCTGCATGTTCGGGTTCCTTGCCGATTAGCACATGACAAC